GTTTGAATTGGGTTTTGCCGTCCAAACATGAGACCCTTGGCAATCAGATCATTAGTACCACGAGCAGTGCCTTGCGAGAGCTGCTTTTCCATCTCCCGCCAAACGAGGTTGAATCCATCCGTTTCCACTTGGCGCAAGACATTGCTGAGTGGCTCAGGGTTGATAAGGATGTCGTTCTAGCGAAAATTCCTGATGCGGCCAGCATTCATGACTCCCTTTTAAAACATCAGGAATGGTGTGAAGGTGGATCGTTACCTTGTGATGAGAAACCTAGATTTTGGAAAGGGTTTGGATGGAAGGATTTGTTTTCCTTAGAAGCGTTTACTCAAAGTGACTCTGACGAAAAGGAGAATAATTCAGAAATTTCCCTCGATGTTGAGTATGACAACGCCATGTATGAGTTGAATCTAAAGCTTAGTTCATTCAAGCAAATGGCGAAGGAAGTTATGGATGTCGAGTCTGCTCGTATCTTAAAAGCTTCCGAGGCATATTTTTGCAAGAGTGACGTGCGTGATAGAGTTGACAAAGCTCTCTACGTTCATTCAGAAATATTGTCATTACAACATTCAATTGGAATCCTTTCTCTAGGCAAGCGTAGAACTCAGCTTCCACAGGCAGTGACTCAGTCATTATCTGAGGTTGTTCCACACGAAAGCGTTCCTGAGGAGAAGCACGTCACTTTGATAGACGTTGATGGAGACACCCCCACTCGCAATATGGTTATGGCGATGAGCAATGTGAAAATATTCGCGGATAGTAGGGAGGATTTGGATTCTTTCTTTTCCCGTCCTATGCTTTTGGCGACTGCCAACATCACATCATCGTCTACCAGGTTTTTCCACAATGTCTGGAGTCTTTACTTCTCCAATCCGACCATTAGAGCAAAGTTGCGGAATTACTCGATGATACGAGCCAATCTCCATCTTAAGCTTACCTTGGCTGCCACCCCTTATCACAAAGGGTCTCTTCTTGTTAGTTACGTACCCTTGCACACAACCAATGCTGTCTACAACATGTACGTCAATACAGGAAGCAAGGGTAATAACTTTTCCAAGTGGTTGTCCCAAGTACCAGGAGCTATGAAACTTGACATACGCCTGAATAAGCCTTACGAAATGACAGTCCCATTTATTGCCCCCAATCCCGCGGCTCGCCTATACAATGCGAGTCCTTCTGCTCTTTCAGATGCAGCAGAGATTGATGACATCACACCTCTGGGCCAACTTGTTATTGGTGTATTGAATGGCATATCGGCAACAAGTGGAGCTACCGATCCTTATTACTATCTCTACGGATGGTTAGAGGATGTTGAGTTGGGTCCACCAACGGCGAGTGTCATGGCGATTACGACTCAAGGTGATAGTGATGAGAGGAAGACCGGTCCAGTCGAGAAATATGCCGGGGCAGCAAGCACAGCAGCCATGGCTCTCTCAGCTATTCCAACTATTGCTCCATTCGCGAAAGCTAGTGCAATTGCTTTGGGGACAGTTTCCAGGATGGCTTCTTTATTTGGTTGGTCTATGCCAGTCATGACTACCCAGCCTAGTCGTATTAGACCTGAACCTTTTCAGAATTCTGCTAATCTGATAGGATATGACACGGGACATCGTATTACAATGGATCCTAAACAGGAGCTCACCGTTGATCCGAGAATTTGTGGAACTGTTGATGATGATATGGTCATTGCTACCATAGCCAAGCGCGAATCTCTCCTAGACCTACAGACATGGAGCTATTCTTCATCCCCAATGTCTCCAATTTGGCGAGCTTTTGTCATGCCCCAGATGCATAGACGATACACCAGTGGCACGAACCAATACGTTCAGCCTACCGCCCTGCATTACGCCTCAATTCCTTTTCAAGCATGGCGTGGTTCTATTAAACTCACCTTTACTTTCTATCCCACCTCCTTTCATAGGGGTAAGATAGCTGTTTTTTATGAACCCAATTGCGATCAATTTTCCCTCATTTCTGCAGGATTGTCTTTAAACAAGAATTATCTTGCAATAATTGATTTGCAGACAACAACTGAGGTCAGTGTGTGCATTAAATGGGCTCAACCAAGGTATTATCAAGAGTGTGCTCCAGATACAGTTTCCCAATATAGTATTAGTAGTGCTAGCGCCGCTAGTGTTATGCGCAACTATGCTAATGGTTGGGTCGCTTTGGTCCCTATCACCAATCTAGTTGGTCCTTCAGGCTACGCCGTTGACTATGCGGTCACTGTTTCGAGTGACGATATTGAATTCGCTTATCCCGATCAATCGTTGTTACCAAAGAGGGTCACTCAAGGTGATTCAAGCACCCAAATGGACGGACCTTGTATTGATTTGGTCGACATCGGGTCTGACTCGGTTAGGGCAGCTCAACTACACTACGGAGAGAGGGTTTTTTCGTTCAGGTCCCTTCTTAAGCGATTCACCCAGACAGATGTTAAGACACTTGTCGTTTCGAGCTATAACGTCGGCGATTTCGTTGTATATCGTCCGACTATCGTTCCGCAACTTTTGCCGTCGCCGTCAGGCACCACTGCGGATAGCTCGACTGTCAGTCTTCTTTCCTTTCTCCGTCCTTCCTACTTAGGAATGCGTGGGGGATTTAGAAAGCGAGTTCGAATCACGGGGCATGCACCAGCGATGATGGCTATTATGAGCGTACAACTCGATTCTCCTATTGGGGTCCCTACTCCGGGATTCTCATTAGTGGGAGCCAGTAATATAACTGGAATTCGAGGAGCAACTCAATTCGCCCCTTACACCAATTCAGGTATCGAATTCGAAATTCCGTGTTACACCAATAATTTATTTGGTGTTCCGTCAAATGCGGATATTTACGATCCTTCACTATCATCCATGTTTCTTCCCAGGGCGCTGAGAAGTTATTCCGTTTTCATGGATTGTACGGCTAACGCAACTTATGTCGCAAGCGAACTTACTGCAGCAGCAGAAGACTTTACTTTGATGAATTTTATCGCAGCGACGCCTTACTCTTATACGGAGTAGGCACAAACAAAATTTGACACCAATTTTGGCAGGATATGGCCGGTTAGGTTACTTGTGGTTCCCTTAAACCTGGAAAGCCTGTCAAACACCCACAACTGTTCCATCATGTTATTGTCCTTTTATTGGAGGACCATGATGAGCTGGGACGAGCGAGAAGACGCTATATAAAACATAAGACGCTCCGGCGTTTTCCTTCAATTTTTATAACGTCGGAGCTTCCGAGCTTTCGTTCCCAG